TCAGTATTACTTGAATAAATTACTATCTCGTCAACTAAATATATTTTTTCTTTTTCTATTTGTGCAACACAAGCTGACATTGGCGATATATTAAAGTCCATTCCTATATGTAAAGGTTTTTTCCAATCTAATTTTTTATTTACAACAGACTCAACAGGGTGAAAGTTATAGTAGATAGCACCAGCATAATTTTCAAATGTACCCTCAAACTCTTGTCTAAATGTTCTTTGGTCTAAATCATTTCTTGCTAGTTCAATTTCTTTTTCTGTTACCATTCCACCCTCTAATGTTGTGAATTGGAAACTATCCCACTCTGGGTCAGTTTTTCCTTTGATATAAAGTTCGTATGACCAATTTCCATAACCTTTTGGTGTTCCGCAAAATAGAACTCTACCATTTGAATATTTATCAGCTATTGATGCTCTCAATACCTCAAACCAAGTTCTTTTATCTATGTCAGCAAATTCGTCTAAAATTAAAAAGTTTAAGCCCGTGCCACGAAGTGAATCTGGCACATCAGCAGACTTTAATGATATTGTACTATTTGTTTTTCTTATAGTAATTGTAAGTGTAGTTTCGTTAATATCTTCTATCCAATTAAACTGATTAAGAACTTCTTTTAATTGACTCCAGCAAATGTCTTTTGCCATTTTAAGAGTTGGTGCAACATACCAGATTTTTTGATTAGGCTTTGATGCGTATTTCATCATCTCAGTTATAGCAAGATATGTTTTACCAAATCTTCTACCTGATATTAAAACTCTAAATCTTTTCTTTGATGATGATATATGATGTTGGGGTTTTGTTAGAGTTATCTTCATAGCAACCAAATTTAATATAGATGTTGTATTTATTAACATCTTCTCTGCCTAGTTCTACAATTTTGTTGTATGACTCATTGTAGCCATCTAGCATACATTCATAAGCATCAGGATATTTCACTTCAAAAGTGTGTGGTGGAATACATGAAGTTTTACCATCTATTACAGAACACATCATCATTGTTAAAATAAAACTCATTTTTTTTTCTTCTTTGCATTGTATTTCCTATGAGTTTGTACTCTCCAGCACCAATGAAATATGCTTCTAGTTACCTTTTCAATACTTGCTATAATCCAATCAATCATTGTTATACTCATAAATTATTTTAAAATAAGTTTTTTAATACTTTTCTCTCCCATATAAATTTCAATTTCTGCTTTGCTTTTTATACATTTATAGGTGACGTTTGGTGTGTATTGTCTTTCAGCATGTCGTTTTCCTCGTAAACATACCGCCATATTTTTTTGTATTCGGTGTTCCTTAATTTCTGCTCCGTAAAACATAATAAGGGCTACCACAGTTTCTATCATAATACTTTACCTTTATTTTCACCTTGTTTAATTACATATTTTTGAGTTCCATATTTACCTATTTCTACTTCCTTTTTTAAATCTTTTACTAACATCATTTGTTTAGTTTTTTCTTTTTGTTTTTTAATATGATCTAATACTTGTCTAGTTATACGAACCATTTTTTAAACCCATTTCTCTGTTTGCATCTTTTAATTTTTCAATATCATTTAAAACTTTATCCATTTGTTTTTGTAAAAACTCTATATTAACTTTGTTCAAAGCCATTGATTCAATATGTTTATTTAGTCTATCTGTTGTTTTGTATAAATCCTCTATCATCATAAATTGTTCTGAGTCTGCTGGTAAAGAACCCATTTGTCCTCTTGGCCATTTAATCCTAAATTCAGTATTGTGTTCTACATCTTTTTGCATAAGTTCTAATGTTGTTGCCATTCTATTTTGTGATTCTATTATTCCAAAGTAAGCCCAAGTTCCCATAGCAACCATAGCAATTAAAGA